TTGAATTAGAATAATAATATCCGCCTGGTACTGCTTCTTGGCTTAACAAATCAATTAAATTATTATTGTATGAGTAGAAAAGTGAAAGATTATTTTTTGAATTTTTCACCGACATGTCGCTGTTTAGTGATTTAAGTTCATCCTCCACAGTAACGCCATCATCCGGATCCCCATAATAGCAGCACTTCGCATGAGACCATGCATATACCTTTGTTTTTACTCCATCAATTACTCTCGTCATCCATCCGGTTTTCAATGTCTTTGCCATAATTACCTCCGCTTTCATAAAATAAACGAAAAAGACTAGGCGCTATGACACACCTAGTCCTTGCTTTTCTTCGAATCTTCTGTTGAATTCTGCAATCCAAAGCTTGAATTTTTCCTCTTGGCTTATCGCGGGTTCCTTTTTCCCAAGTTCAAAAGGCTTTTGCGGGTACTTAACATGCTTTCCAAATATTGCGCCAATTGACATCATAGTATATTGCCCTTGGAACCACGCAGAATAATTGATTACCTGCAGCTGCTCTTTCACTTTCGCGATGTGGGCTTCTTGGTAGGCATTCATAATCCTTGGGTTGAGCTGCCAAAAAATATCATACGGAATCCCATATCGGATTGCAGCCGGGAGCCATACCTTTTCAATAATTTCCGTAAATGACCTCGGCTTTTCCGTTACAACTTCTATTCCTCCGTCTGCTTGGATGACTTCGACTTCTTCTCGGTCTCGTCCATACCGAGAATTCTTCTGAAAAAATCCGATTCGTTAATCGCCTTCACAAATGCCTGATAAATTTCCTGCATGTTGCCGCCTCCATAGATATGCTGTTCTGCAAGTCTATTTGCTTCCTCGCGATCACAATCTACGCACAGCATGATAAACGCGCTTGCAGGAGCAAAAAGCTGCTGCTTTTTGAACATGGATATAACATCATATCCTTCGCTTTCCAGTTTTTCCATGTGACCAAATCCTAACTTCGGGCACTCATATTTCTTATTATTGATCGTTACTGTTGACATTAAATTCCTCACTTTCTTCCGATTCCTCGGATACCTCTACTGGGTTTACTGCCGTTTCAGGCAGATCAGAGGCGGTTTGCGCCGCCTCTCCTGTTCAAGCAGTTGCTGCACTCAATTCAATCTTGGTTGAAGGAGAAACTGCAATTGTCATCTCACGAACAGAATCGACCTCGCCGCTATTTACATACACAGAATGCTGCCCCTGCCATGTGGCAATACCGTCTTTTCCGTTCTCTCCCATTTTCAATCTGTAATAAAGATTTTTCCTTGCCTTTGTGTTAACAGCAATATACGATTTCAAGGTGTAATTCGCCTTGAACGACATGGAATCCATTTTCTGGACGCCCAACATTGACGTTTCCGTATCGTCCTCCATATCTGTAGTTTTAAGCGTATTCGGCTCTCCGCCTAAGTCCGGATAAGACTTGATTCTGCAAAGCTTCTCGTATGTTGTCCCATCCTCACTTGTCTCCAGAATCGTGCCAATTGTACTTACAGCCTTTTCTTCTACTGCTGTCGTTGTTACTTCTGCCATAATTTCCTCACTTTCTACCGCATAACTTTGAGCGGTCAGCGGATGCCTCACGTGTTGGCATCCGGCGCATAAAAATAAGAGCCTTTCGGCTCCCGGTTACATTGTTTCAATATCGCCAGCTCCGAACGTACGCCGGAACCTTGCAATCATAATCTTTTTATCCCCGGACGAAATTTCTTCCGGTCCGTATATCAACGAATATCCCATGGATAACATTACATCACCGGCTTTATCCAGAATGTTTCTCGCGTCGGTCAATGTCGTTGTGGCGTATGCTTTCATTTCAATCGTGGAAATAATTGCGTTCTGCTTTGTGTGTTCTAAATCTTCCTCTGTGGATGGTTCGCCAATGGAATCCACATTTAAAGTCGGGAATTTTGCCGGAGTGCCGTTTCTGGTGGAAGTCATGTTCAGCGTTTCCGTTGTGTAAGGCGCGCCTTCATCCTTGCATAGTCTCTGGCTCAATATGGAATTAACCTTTGTTCGTACACTAAGCATTGTTAATCACCTTCCATTCTCCCACCGCCTAACTGTTGAATACTTCTCTTGCGATTTTTCTGATATTCAGCAACATTTCTGTACTCGCTGAATACATCGGCATTGTCGCCTTCGTACCATGCGTATAATGCCATTCCCCGTTATCGTCCGGATACCACCATCCATCCTCGAATGCGTGCGTCTGCCCCGGAAATGTACCAACGCCAAAACCAAATTCTCCCGCTTTTGGATTGTCTACCGGATTGTAATGAATACCTGCGCCAAACTCTATCATCAGAAGCATGTTTGCGTCTCCATAATCAGTATGTTGTGTTACGCCGGTAGCAATCAGCATTGCCTTGCAGCCGGTCTTTTCCGGTTGAATATCAGTTGTAATAGTGACGTATTTTCCCAAGGGGCTTTCGTTTACTCCGATTTCTGCGGTAGCCTTTCCAAGTTCCGCAAGTCTCCGGCAAAACTCCTCGCATTTCCGGTTCAAATCGGCTTTGTACTTTTCCAATTCCTTGATTGCGTTCTGAATACTAGAAACGCTAAGATTCATGGTTATTTTCTTTGACAATCAGACCACCTACTCTGAAACAACCCAATCCTCTGCCAGCATATCCGCCTGGCTTGCTAACCATCCCATTTGCACACCTGATGTACCAACAAATGCAATAGCTTTGTTTCCGATAGCATCATGATTGCAATTAACGACAGCTTTGTCCGCTCCAACATAGCTGATATTTGTAGCAAGTTCTATGTACTGGGTTTTACCATTCCATCCTTTACGGGAAACTCTCTGACCGGATTTGAGCCGTCTGATTGCTTCTCCAAATGTAAATGTGTGGATATTCAAGTCTTTCACATTTACATCTCCAACAATCTCCCAATCATCACGAAGAATGAAATTTAGAGTATAGTCAACATTGTCTGTTTCCCGGATATCGAGGATTCCTCCATCCTTGCAATACATCTTGATGGAGCCATCTTCCCAAGACCAAAATCCAGCCCATTCCGGGCATTTTACTTTTGCACCCTGTTTGAGTGCTTCATATGCTTCTGAAAAATTCATTGCTTTCCTTTCCCTTTCTAAAATCCGTCTTCTTCTCCGCTTCCCACATCAGTATTGCCGCCCGAATCCGGCGTTTCTTCCTTACTGGTAGAAGAATCTACCACAACCGATTTTGACCGTTTTTTGACCGCAATCCTCAAGCTGTTTAAGCCGTCCAGAGGTAACGCCGCAACCTCATAATCTGCGCTGTCGGGATTTACCGTACCGTCAGCATTGAATACCGGCTGATTCTTTATCCAGATAAGGGATGTTTCATCAATCGGCAAGGACGTATCACACGTACTGATAATCCGGTCGTAGGACACATCTTTTCCGAATGGGGATTCTTCTGCGTCACTCTGCCCGGGGGATAGAGACGCATGAAAAAGAACCGGCTCTTTGTAACCGGCTCTCGTTTCCAACTCTGGATTTCCATTGGCATCGTATATTGGTATTTCGTTGTCGTACAACGAATAGTACATTGGTCGCTGATTCTTTTTACAATTCCTCATAGCTTAACCCCGGCTTTTACATGCCACTTTCCGGTGTAACAACGAAGTTTTCCCATTTCTTGTATGCGTCAACATAGATTTCACTCTTATCGCCGTTATGGGTGATTTCGTAGTACATGCCATCAGAAACATTGGTGCTGGCAAGCGCCTTGTTATTCTGCAATGTTTTACAGCTCCAAACAATAAAAACATCATCTTCTGTGATTCTTTTATTGTCTGTTTTTTCAACGTGCAAGTTGAAATAGTTTGCAACAATTTTTTTGCACAAACTTAAAAAAGCATCGTTATCCATTTCCTTTTCCTCGCTTTCATAATAACAGCACTCTACCCACCACCGCCAAATGAGTGCCGCCCTGCGGATTTCTCCACGCACAATCTTCTAAACGCCACTTAACCCAGTAGCCGGAAGATAACTGGAGGATCACCAAACCTTTCTATACAACCGTTGCAAAGCCGATCACATCACTATACGCCATGATAGACTGGCTATAAGTTCTGGAAAAACCATTTTCGCTATGGCTAAGCTGATTCTCGACGCCCTCTTTAGCGTCCAGTTCCACCACCGCCATAGCGATTTTTGCAATATTCTTTTCCATGTCTGCCAGTATCTTGTCTTCATCCCAAGTGCCGGGATAATTGCGGATTGCCCGAAACTGCTCAACGGCAAGCTGAATGACCAAACCTTTCGCTTCATATCCCAGATATTCAGTTGTAAGATTTTTCACTTTCTCAATAAAATCATCCATCTTGCCGCCTCACAATCATTTGTTACGCCTTTGCGGTAACCGTAGCAATTCCTGCCTTAACTGCCAGATAATCAGAATCACACTCAATGATAAGGATCTGCTTTCCGGTTGCTGCCGTAATATCAGATACTCCATCCCACGTAGTGTAATTTCTTGCAAATGCGCCGTATGCGGGCAGATTAACGCCATTTCCTACCTTGTACTTATAGGAATGTCCCTCCTCAAGTGAAGGAGAAACCGTGATCTTTGTGTCCCCGCTTGCGCTTCCCGCAACGCTGGTTACGGTCAGTTCTTTAATCTCGCCATCGTCACCATCGTTGATAGTGCCGGTAGAAAGAAGATATACGGAATCCATATTTTCATAGGACGGAAGTAACGTCTCGGCAACTGTCGTTGTCGTCTGCATGGTTGTATCGTATGTGGTCTGTACCGCAACGGCTACACCAGACGGCAAGATCGTAATGTCAACATCTTTCGCTTCCATCTTTGCCAGTTCTTCCGGTGTCATACCAAAATATGTCTTGCCCAGTCTTCCCTCCGGAACAAAGGCTACAAATCCGTCCGGAACAAAGGCATGTGTTTTACCGGATTCATCCTTAAACTTTTTCTTGTAGACCAGAACTTCTACACCCGGGAAAATGTTGGAGATCAACGTCTTTGCGACATCAGCTGTCATCATGACATGCGCATTTGTATTCTGGGCAAGCAGCGCTTCCTTTACAGAATCACAAGCCATGAACAGATTCAGTTCTGCCTGCGACATAACCAGATACTTGATCGGTTCATCTGCATCCTCAATGATCTGTCGGATATCCTCAAGCGGCTTTGCCGTCTTGGTATTCGCCCACAGCTTCGGACCAGATAAATTTTTCCGGTTCTTTGCTGCCCATTCTCCATTCACATCATAATTGTACTGATACACAACGCCATCAGCCGCAATGTAAATAGACGGACCGCCAACCTCAGGAAAAAGGAGCTGCATTCTCATGCGTTCCGGCACCACGTCTGCACCATCCACAAGGGTTTTTGCATCGTTGAAAATATTCGCTAAAACATCCTTTACAAACGGGGATGTGCAATCGCTGAGTTTTGCCAGCTCAATGCGATCATGCTCGGAAACAACCATGCTCTCACGGAAGAACGCCATTTCCTCTTTGTTGATTCCGAAACCTTTTCTCGCCCGGATGGTTGCCTTTGCGTCAAAATTGCTCGGTGCCAAAGATACCGGCAATCCGTTTGCCGTCTTGATCCACTTCAAATCAATAGAAGCTCTTCTCTCATTCGGCCAGAACGCCTGACCAAGATACGGAATCGCGTTGCTCTTATCATTTTTTACATGAACCGCGATTGCTGCCGAATCATATACTTCACTAATCTTAATCATTCTTCATATCCTCCTTACTCAAACACGATCATTGGAAGTGCTGCTTTTGCCGTATCAGCAATTGCAGTACCATAATGCGCGGTAATTACGTCATTTCTGACATATGCCTTTTTCAAAATGGTTCCCTGCGGTCTGTCTGCGTAGACATCTTCTTTTAAAATGCCAATGCAGTTCTTGTCGTTCTTGATCACTCCGCCTGCGCCGATTGGCGCACCTGCCTTACATACGCCGTCCGTAAACGCCGTAGAATCCAGCGTAATCGGAATCGCTTCGAATCCCGGTCGCTTTAAAATCTGTACTTCATCGGCAACCGTTGATGTAGATACTTTCATTTCCTGAATAGCCATAAAATCTTACCTCCCTACTCTACTTATAAGCTCCAATAATGTCATCCGCGCCCTTGGCTTCAGATGCGCTCTCTTTTACCATTGTTTCTGCGAATTTCTCCGCTTCGGTTTTTGTTTCATCTCCGTTATCGCCATCTGCTCCCGGAGTCTTTGTTCCATCCAGATCCGCTTTTTCGCGCTCTTTGATTGCATTATCGCGGAATTTATTCATGGCAGATACATAAGCATTTGCCCGCGCCTGCGTATTTTCCACGGTATCAGCCACCATGCCCGGCAGTAATGCCTCGATATCCTTATCATCAATGCCGGCGCCCTTTAAGATTGCTTTTGCTTCTGACCGGAAGCCGTTTGCCGTCAAATCCGCATTCTGCTGTTGCAGCTCATCAATCTGTTTCTGCAGCTTTTCTGCATCGGAAAGATTCTGGCTCTGCAAATCATCAAGTTGAGTTTTGTATTCATCTGCTTTATCAGCCTTTTCCTTCAACTTGTCAGCCTTTTCCTTCTCTTTTACAGCTTCTGCATTAACATTGTTTAAATAGGCTGTAACCTGATCGTCCGCGGGAGATTCAACTCCAATTGTCTGTAGCTGTTTCTTCGCTTCTTCTCTTGATACCATAAATAAATCCTTTCTCCACTACGCTTTGATTTCGCAGGTTGCTCTGCTGTGGTTGCCATTTATCGCATGACTGCTATTTTTATAAAAAGACCTGAAATCACGGTCTAATTAACGGTTTCTAATTGAGTTTGCTGATTGTCATCATCTTTTTTTACGTATTTTGCGTCCAAATACGGTTTACTTTGCAGATACACTTCCTCCGGATCGGAAAAGAGGTTGCATACCTTAATGGCAACTTTGGGATCAACTCCGGCTTGTACCAAAATCTGATAAACTTGCGCTTTGACGTACATATTATCCATCTTGGAACGTGTGATCTTGATCTCGATGTCTTTAAGCGTCAAAGATGTCATTCCCTTGATTCGTAAAATGTTAAGCACAATCTTAATGCTCTCACGTTCCGACTTCTTATACATCGGCTCTGATAGTTCCGCCCGTTTCTCCGAGAAATAGAAGCCATTGCGCATTACAACAGCCTGCCCGGTATCTCCACCGGAATTTTCTTGTCTGTCCGGCATACCCTCGACAATAAGCATATTCTCATACAAATCATCCTTCGCGATCTGCGTCTGTTGCTGGTCAAGTTCAGAACTCATAATTTCTGCGTCTGCCTTGAGCCCGCTTCCGTTTGACTTTATCTTTATCGCCCCGGATTCACGCATTTTCTTGAATTCTTCATCGTCGACTTGGCAATTTAAAAATTTGATAAAGGATTGCACAAACTGTTCAATGCCATTCATTCGATCTGACTGCGTTTTGTTTATCGCGTCCAGAACCGTAATAACAATCTCCACGTCAGACAAACGATAGAAATTGTTTGGATATTCAACCACCGGAATTGATTTCATACCGTTCTTCCCGGAATCAGTTACTTTTCCAGCCATAACAACAAACCACTTGCGGACGGTATAAATGAAATAATACGTCTGTTTATCCTTATTCCTGCGAATCTGGCAAGAAAACAACGGTCTTTTACCGGGTCCGGAACTATATACCACAAATGTATTTTTCGGATCCTCCCTGTCGATTCCAAACGGAGATTCGTCTTCCGTGAAATTTTTGCGATTATAATGGAATTTATAGGAAGTACCACAGATAGCGCGATCTCTCGCCATCTCAATATCGACCTCTCCCTTACTTTCCATCTCGTTATAATCGTTTAAATCATTCAATTCGACCGACTTTTTTTCCTTTGTATTCTCGTCTGTCCCCTTAAGAACATACTGGACGGGTTCTCCGAAGTTCTCCGCGGCTTTGTGTTCAACAATTTCCAGCGCGTGATTTTCAACAACCTTGTTATTTACCTCCGGACGAACCTTTTTTACCCGGTATAGAATCGGCTGATCCCCTTTATAGTATCGTTCCAGATAATCAATCTCTCTTCTGTTTTTCCAATGAATAGATAGTGCTTTTCCAATTTCCTCTACCACATTTTCCGCGGTAATTTCTGATTCGTCACTATAAATCACTTGTCTGCCAAATGAATTTGAGCAAACTTCCAAAAACGAAACTCTGTTTTTATAAAAATCAAGCACTATTCTCACTTCCCTTGCAATAAAATAAGCCATCAGGAATATAACCCAATGGCTTTTCTTCATTTTCGACACTATCATAATATCATGAAACTATGTCCTAAAAATCTCACATTTTCTTATTTTGGTCTAAAAGATAGAAAAAGTATCTTCTCGTGTCGTAGAAAGCAGCCTTGCTGCATGGCATATTCTCACATGATATCAGATATGTAACGGGTACCTCGTAGCAAACCGCCTTGATAATGAACTGTGCAAGTTCCACATCTGCTTGTCTTGCCGTTTTCTCTATCAAGTCGCATTTGCTTTGCAATTCAGTACGTTTCATGGCAAGATCCCCAGTTGCGTCCGAATTGCTATGATATATCGGCATATCGGTAGTTTCCATACTTTTAACCGTATCATTTTTGAATTTAAGTTCATTTTTCCATTCCGGGTACTGTTCGCAGAATCCACATAATTCCTTGTATCGCTTCCCGGATATCCCATATCTTTCAAGATTCAAATTTCGCTTATTCATATATGCCTCCTAACTCAATGGGTTCTCTGCCGCGGTAGCTTTCCCCATAACTCCGCCATCAATCAATTGCAATAGCTGTACCAAACCATCCGCACTATCTTCATGCTCGTTTTGTCCTGCCTGCGTTATCATTCCGAGTTCTTCCATGGCAGCTTTATATTCTTCATCCTGCAAGTCCGGGTTGAGGAAATAGAATCTCCGCCGAATATCCGGTGCGTATTGAATTATTTTTGCCATCTTGCCGATCTGATTGCTTGCTTTCTTCCAAGAGATATTCGTCGTGAATCCCTCCTCACGCAATAATGTGTCAATATCTTCTGCATACTCATCTCCACCGTTATTAGCCTCGAACCGTACCATATTGGGCTTATATTGTAATGTTTTCGCAACCACCAGCGGCTTTGTTATGTATTTATCCCCTTTGTTAAATATCCAAGCTGGAATAAATACCGGAGCGTCATCTCCAAATGCTTTTCCAAATGGCATAGACAAACTATCTCCGCCGCCCCATGCGACATCACACGCTGCGGCTGTCAAATAATCTCCATCCGGCAGCACGCCATTGTAATAGTTCAATTCATCAATTGGGAAAAGAAGTCCTTCACGAATAAATGGTTTCTGCTGGTATTTTGCCATCCACTCATTTTTATCCAGCTTCTTGCGCATATTGCGATAGTACTGCGTTGAGAATCCCTTGCCGTAATCATATTCAAAGTTGGATTCATCTTTTTCGTTAAGTGCGGGGATCTTTCGGAACCGGTACCGTGGATTGTCTTTATTATTCTTTTCCACTCTTCCCAGCGGATCCAGCACATTCCACCGCGTTCCGACCATCAACTCACGGGATCCGTCGTTTTTACGGTCAACCAGCACATTCAAATAGTCCTGGTATCTTGCCTCTAATCGCTTCGGACTTAATGATTCGGTTCGATCCCGAACCATATCATCTACATACAGATATCCGTCCGCGCTGATATCAACTGCACCCGTCCACGTTCCGTCAATTCCTCGGCAGGTCAATGTTGCAAAACTCTCTACTTCGTCATACCGCAATTCGTTCTTGTCGGAGGATGTCTTCGGTGCTTTTACATTTGGGAAAATTTCAGAAAATGTGTATTCCTCGCTTGTGGTCAGCTTATAAACGTCGTTGTAAAACCGGTCTGCCAATATTCCGGAATGACCGGACATAGCATTGTGGCTTTCCGGTCTGCGTCCGATAACCCAGGCAAGGAAGAAAATGCAGATTGTGGACTTGCCGACACGAGGAGGTAATGATAGCCCGTAGAAATCCAGTTTTCCATCTTCCAAATCCTGCAAATCCATTGCCACAACATGCAAGGTTCTCTGTCTCGGCTGATAGAATCTTTTTTTCGGTCTGCGCTTTCGTTCCATGTACAGCAGGAAGCTTTCAAACCAGTACGGTGCTTCCGCTTTCAGCGTTCTCCATTCCAGATCATCAAGCTGCAGGATCTCGATCCGGTTCGCAATACCGTACTCGCAACATTCCTTGATGTATTTCGTGACATTCAACGCCCATTTGGTATCGTTTTCCTCTTCAATCGCATTGACCGCAATATCAAGTAAATCCTGCAAATCCCGGCTGTTAATTCCGTTTGCCTGTATGCTGTTTTTAACTGAATTGGCTAACTGCCGGGTATGTTCTGAAACCAAAAAAGAGCGCACCACCTTTCAAAAATAAAAAAGTAGCACGCTCTCTTATGCTGTTATGCATCCACCATCTCGGACACACCGTTATTCGCTTACATATATATCATAACTCTTGGTATTCACCATTGCTCCTAATGCTTGTTCCATGAAAATCCAAAATCGCTCCGCTTTATCTTGCATTTTGGCTCGCCGTCTTTCCAGAATACAATGCCCTCAATGTAATGTTCGGAAAGATGTTGCTTTATGCCCTCAAAGGTTCGCTCAACTCTAATGACATCTTCTCCATGTTTAATCAAGCTGTCCTCTCCGAAATTATATGGGTCTCCTTGGAAGTGCAAACCAACAGCTTCATACGTTCCATCCTGCAAAGCCAATCCTTGATTGCTCCACATTGATGTATTGTAATATGCTTCAAAAAACCACTTATCAGCCGGATTGCTTTTATCACATTTTAGCCAGCAAGGCAAATGACCAGTTACCGCGTCCGGCTCTTCTTGGCATCTGATGGCACCAGAAGGAACCGGCTTTCCTTTCTTGGCATCATACCTTTTGTACAATTCTCCATTTATGATCGCACAACAAGAACCGTCATATTTTACCGTGGCTATTCCCTCGCCCGCAAGAACCCACTCCATGCCGGGTGTAACGTTCGGCAAAATGTCAACAATCTTGTGATTTTCATACACTCGCTCAAACAATGTTGGAATTTTCTTCATCTTTGCACCACCTTCTTTGAGATTGCCGCTATGCTGATGCCGTCTTTCGACTTGCGGATCTCCACGTCCTTTCCCCTTACCAGTATTTCCGCTATCTTGTCGGCATTCTGCTTGATTTGTTCGGATAACTGCGCCATTTTCTTATATTCCTCCATCAAATTCAACATCATTGTCTTTCCTGCTCTCCCCGGGCTAATAACCATGCAATACTCTTCAAAATTATCCACGCTTTCCAATTTGGTCAAAATATCTTTCTGGATGGGGGACAATGGAATCGGGCTTATTCTCTCTGCAAATTCAGATAATGTCATGCTGCTCCTCTCGATTCGCATTGCAATATACAATCAAATGCTCCGCAATCTGGCGCAAATCGGAAATTGAATATATTTCATATGATATTTTATCCGGCGCCCCAAGCGCACGCTCACACCTGCTTGTCTCTCTTTCCTTACTTGCTTCAATCAGCATTTTAGCCACATCAATAGGTGCTGTTGGCAATTCGGTTGATTCCTGAACTTCTTTCAATTCAGCCTTTAAGCAGTCAATATGTGACTGCATTTCCTTGATTTTTCCCTGATATTCATTTTTCTCTTCGTAGTACATATCAACCGTCTTCTTAAGCTGTTCATTCTCTGCGCGTAATTGTTCGACATCTACTCGAAATTCACATTCCGGTTCATTTACTGAGTTTTTCAAACTCAATTTTGCATTTGTGCAGAATGAAATATGCGCTTGGTTAAGCTTATTCGCTATTTCCTTGCCGACTACCACACCATTAAAGCATATAGCCTCGGCATCTATATATTTCTTAGCCATTTCGATTTCCATATCAAAAAAATGTTCTACTTCGTTCATATTTTTCCTCCCTGATCTCAGCAATTATTCTTACATCTATGCAAATACACCTCATTTTTGCGTAAAAAAATACCAACCATCGAATATTGACGGTTGGTATGGTGCTTTTATATTTCCACATCTTTATAAAATTTATTGCTTATTCTGCAATTGGGACATTTACATAAAATCTCAAATTTTACAGTTCCGTTTTCGTTCTTTCCGCAAGCTGTAATATCTGCTTCAACATCAGGGATTTTATGCACCGCAAAATTCCCAATTGATTGTACTCTATTACTTTCCCATTCTATCGTATCACCACATACATAGCATTCATTTGTTCCTTTAATTACTTTGTCTAACATTCTTTTACCTCTTTCGTAAATTTATGGTAAAAATAATACCACTACAACCGTCAATATTCAACTGTCAATGTTCAAAAAAATAAAAAGCCACCGCCCGGATTCGAACCGGGAACCTGCATACTAGTCTGCTGCTCTCCCTATTGAGCTATGATGGCGGGCGTGGAGTTTCAGTTTTCACTTGCTCCATACTCCACTAAGTGCAAGGTTCTGTTAGTCAGAGGTTACTCCGCTTTCTCTTTTTTCCGGATGCTAATCCAGATAGTCAGATACATCTCATCGGGCGCTACCCATAAGATTGCAATACATGGCGTTTTACCACTCAATCACATTCGCTTGCATGGATATGTACACTTTCCATGTTTTACAAGAAATGTGCAACGACATTAAAACCGCCGGGCGGTCATGCTCCGCCCTTAACAGAATCATCCTAGCGGCCAAGGAGGGTTACCAAAATGCCAGATATATGGTAACCAATGGAATGTGCCGGAGTCGAACCGACCTCACGGACTATTGGTGCACCTCACCGTAATTGCATGCCTCGCGATATACCATTCCAGATTTTCAAGCCCACATGCAGATCAAACTAAGCGCATAGACAATCTCGATCAATCCAAAACCAACAATAGTTGCTCTATCTTTTTTATCTTTCCAGCACAAACCTTTGGTAAACAGTAGAAACATCCACATTAGCATTCCGACGAATACGGTTGTAACGGTTTTTAATGTTCTCATTCTTCCTCGTCCTCCAATGTGCCTTGCCAGTCCTCGCAAACGTGGCTCAGTTCAACAAAATCTGACAGATACTCGCTCTCTTCATTTACGCAAACCAGATCAAGACCGTTCTCCGCACAGTAGTCACAATTTCCGCAATTCCTTTTTGCCATCGTTCAAAACCTCTTTTTTCAAAAATTTTTATTTTTCGAGACCAAATATCCGGTCCGTAATCTTTTCAGCAAGTTCGCTTGTCGACTTAAAATGATCCTTGCGCAAAAGATCTTCAATGCCCGCTATAAATGCATTGTAAAACTCGCAATTGATTCTAACCTCATGTTGGAGAACTGCTGCCTCCTCTTGAACTGTTTCGGGTGTAAATTCGAATCTTACATCGCCGGTCATGTCGATATCCGGAAAGCCGATAGTTTCAAACTCGAATGTCGGAATTTCATCCACACCAACGTGGAAATCAACAGAACGAACATTTTTCACTTTGTGATCATCTATGAAACATTCCGTCCCGCGCCAGCTATTGCTCGGATTTGTAACTTTCACTCTTGCAGGTCCCATGCCGAAGCCTCCTTGCCTTTTTTGTTGTTGAAAAATTTTGAAAACTTGTTATCGAACGTAACTCTTGAAATTTTATCTTGTGTGAATTGGATATGTGCTATCGTTCATAGATGAATTTTCGAAGCACATTTGAATTTCTCTCTGTTATGCAAGTATTGATGAGGTACTCTTTTTCCTTATCGCTCAACCGTCGCCGCATCTGTGGAGATGTAACAGCTAGTGACTTGAATGGATTTATACCATGCAATATCAGTATTGCTACTACAATCGGCAACCTTAGTATTGTTTTTAATGCTCTCTTCATGTCTTTGTCCATACACCGTATCCCTTTGTGTTGAAAGGGCTTTTTTATTTTAAATTTGCTTAAGGGGCTAAGTAGGCGGCGGGTGCGTTCCCACCAGACCCCCACTCCCCCGGTGCCGTGTGGCTTGTCTTTGTTCGGGTTTTTCCAGTTCTTAGCGGTCTCGTTTTCCGTTTCTAAATTGTTTATATCGCAAAAACAATTCTGACATTTTCGTTCCTTTTGATTCAACTATTCGCTAAATCATTGTTATCTGAATAGTTATTTGCGAATAGTTGAACGTGAAGGCCTTGAAAATAGGGCGTTTCCGAATTGTGTCAAATTGTGTCTGTTTGCATTTCACAAACAAACAGCCCTTCCCGCTTTAATTGTTTCCCTTTTTCGCACAATTCCAAGTTAGAAATCCGCTTGGGGCAACTGTGCCGCTCCTGCGTCTGGAAGCCGTCCGGCGCGCTCCTGCTCTATCTGCTCCAATGTTCGGCGCTGGCTGTCATTGACGATCTGGACCGGTGCGGTCTCGACCATGCCATCCACCGCCTTGCAAAGGAATATACCGCCAACATTGCCAGAGGCGGCGCTCTTGTATCGTCCGAGCTTGCATTCTTCTTGCCATTTTTTAATCGTGTTTGACCTCAATGAGCTCGGCTCCCGGCTGTACTGCTCCCCTCTGTGGCTTGCCTGCCATGTAAAGAAGTCAGGTATTATATTACCTTTAGAGTCTCTATATATCTCATTCCTTACATTCTCATTCATCCAATCATATATAGTTGTTCTGGATATCCCAATGAGTAAGGCATATTCCTCAATTGTAGGCTTTTGATTATATCTATACACCAGCTCAACGTATAACTCCCAGATATTATTCAATAAATTTATATCAGCACATATAGACTCCTTGTTATCTCTCAATAGCTTACGGTTTATATATTTAATTAAACCAGTAAATGCATGACCGGAAGAGCTATATATATCATCCGGATTATGAAGAGTGGAGATATATTCATCAGCCAATTCAAGGAATCTGTTCTCATACACTTCAACTCCATTTTCTGCTGTTAATGTATTCATGAAATATATTCACTCCTTTCTTGATCTGCTCCGGATCCTTTCGCGTTCCCGGTTCTGGTTAAATAAAAAAGCGCCGGCACAATCTGGATTGCTCCAAACTGTTACCGGCTGCATAAAGTCCGCTGACATTCACAATGATCTGCTTCCCGTGTCGGGGAAGGTGTTGCATTGATGCTTTTCTGTTTGATTGCATTTTAGGCACATTTTACATATTTTGTCAACAATAAATTTTAAAATTCCATGTACTGGATGCATATATAATATATATCCGCGCGCGTTATATATATCAATATAATTTATTGGGGGCTCTAGGGTTCTAGAGAAAGTATATATTATTATATATCCTCTAGGTTGTCTATATATTTACGTTGTGTTATTGGTATATATATTATTTATTATCAACCTATGGACCCCGGAAAATGAACGCAAAAAGGCAACCTCCAATTACTGGAAGTTGCCCAAAAAATTTCACTCGGTTTTCAATCTGCAATAAGCCCGGTTTATACTTCCCCCGTCGCCCTGTCGCCCCGTATCCAAAAGATAAATCTTTTCTCGGGATCTGTCAAGCCTAAATTTTTAATTTACGGCATCAGGGCAAAAAGAAAAACCGCCATCTCTGGCGGCTCTCTTTGCTAATCCCAGTTAATAGAATCATGTGGAGCTGTTGCGCTTGTGTCTACTTTCGCTGCTGCGATTGCTTCAAGTTCGTCCGGTTTTGGTTCAACCTCTAATATCTTTCCATACTCATAAATCGCATCACTTGGTAAATCTATTTCATCGTTCCAGAATACGCAAGTTTTACTCTGGTCAAGTTGTACATGCTGAAAAAATCCGTATATGTCCTGTAAATCTCTATAACTTTCTATTGTGCCTATATCCTCTTTTACATCATACAATACTTTTTTTCCATCATCAAAAACAACATACAAAATATAGTCATCTAGTGGTTTTACGGTCTTTATTCTTGGTATCATTCTAACACCTCCAATCATCAGAAGAAACCGCCTATAATGGCGGTAACTTCTTTAAATTCTGGCTTTCCCACATTTCCAGCAATTCTTTCTGGTTTTGATTCATCCACTCTTTCACAAGCTCTTGAGCTTTCTTTGGCAAATCTCCCTCGGTCATTTCCATTGTACGCAAGTCAAAAATTCCGATATGCTCACCATACAATGCATGTATGTGGCTTGGTTCATGCTCTTTCGGTTTGAAGAACATTTTTATTACTATTCCGTAAAACCTGCTTATTTCTGGCATTTGTAACGCTCCTTTCAGCTATTGCCTTTCGACAATATTATAATACATTACATTTTGTGTATTGTCAATACATTTTTACATCATTTTTTTGTGTTTTATTTTTCGGGATCATCTACATATTTTATAATGTTCCCCGGCTGCATGTCTAACATTTTACAAATTGCGTCAAGTGCCTTTGATCCAACCATTTTCCCATCTCTCAAGTACTGGATGGAATTTTCGCCAAGCAACTTCTCTTTTCGCAATCTCGTAGTGTTATAGCCCGATTCTTTTAGGCTTTCCAATACATCTATTTTATATGTCAGCATTATTTTCCCTCCTTTTTTACTGGAATATCTATATAAGTATATTACATTATTTTTTGTGTCTTGTCAACTACATTATTTTTTGTGCAATTCCTCCAATTAAATACATTATTTTTTGTGTACTATGCACATTGCAATTACATTATTTATTGTGTATTATAATATTAACAAATCAATCAAGCACAAAACGAGGGAGAAATGATCATGAAAAGAATAGTTGAATTAGAAACATTATTAGAAGCAGTTTGCGGCACCTATGAGAACGATTGTAGCCAATGCCCGAAAAAGGCAGAATGTGAAGAATACAAAAAACTGTATTTGCAGGAGGTGGAAAGATGAGCGGAACAATTAAGATCAATGGAAGCTATGGCGCAAAGGTTGGCAATCTTCAAGTGTTCACATATGAAGGAGCTATTCGGGCGTATAAGATTTTTTGTGAATTATTTAACCGGGATGTTTGCATGGAGACATCAGCAGTTATGAGCGACGCCGCCGCCGATCTTCATCGTCTGGGATTCTCATGGGAAGAGATCGAACAAATTGAGCTTGAAACCTTATAAGCCGAAACGGGCACAAAAGCCCGTCAGCCGAGGAACAGCCGCCCGGCTCCGATGATGGCAGGCTACAAATAGAAAGGTGGTTTTTGTATGAGAAAATTTGAAGTTAATTTATTAGTAGAATATGAAAGCGGTTTATATATAATTCCCGTTTTTGCAACAGATCCAGCGGAAGCTGGAAACAAAGCTATCATTTTTTTATTAGATGAATATCCAATATTTAGAAATCGCAAAATAAAGATTTCCTCGATCAATTAGCAATCACCCGCCCCGGATCCCTAAAGAAGGACACGCGCCCCACGACCGCGCCGGGGATTTTCCAAAAATAAAAGTATAAGGAGGATTTTAAAAATGAATTCAGTTGAATATTTAAGGAGTTGCGGCTATCCACTTAAGATTATAGGGAATGACGGCTATAAAGCTATATTAGTAGGAATACAACCTCTAACCGATGGAAATTTTGAAGCATTGTACCGCTACCCCGGCGGCGTTTGTTGTCACGATTTGGACAGCATAAACAAATATTTTAAAATCATAGAAAGATAAATGAAAAGGAGGATAAAGCATGGATAAAACAATCATAAGGGTGCGCCGTGGGATAAACGGCTTTAAATATTCCGCATGTGACAGCAACGGCTATTTTCTCGGAAATTTTGAAAAACTGGGAGACGTCCGGAATCATTGGAAGTTAGAAATTCGGCGCGGGCAAGTCGAACTTGTGCGCGAACTGGACAAGCAGCCGGACATGTCAAAGATCGAGGAGACTCGGAAAATGATTGATTGTTATTTGCGTTCCATTTCCCCAAATGGCAACAAGCGAAAAAAATAAAGCACTAGGGCGGCGCCTTCCGCCCTTTTCCGCGTACCGTATCCAGTCGGCGAAGGTTCAGACCCTAACGCGGAATTATAGCCATATGAGCGCGCCACGCGCCTATATAGCCATTAAAAGCACCTTGACAAGTAAAAGCCCGTAGGGCTATTATAAAATCGACGGCAAGCATCACAAGCGCGCGAAAGGCTCAAACAGCCGCTAAATGCTTTTGGGAGTAACATTATCCGCTTAAGTATTAAAAAGCCCATTTAAGCCACCAGAACGCGCCACACGTCCAAAAGCAAAGACTCGAGCGCTCGCCATATCTGAAGAATGAGCCAACTGCCGCCCGACATGATCCAGCCGGGAACGCTTTACCGCGGCAAAGTTTGGAGCGGATCCGCCGGTCGAAATTTGTTCAAAATCGAAGCGAAATTTTCCAACATTTCAAAATTGATTTTCCTACCAGAAAATGAGGGGTAGGGGGGTATCAAACCGGTTAGCTTGAAAATTTTTCAAATCAAGTTTCCAATTCAAATTTTAACCAAATCCACACTAAATTTCCGGACATTTCAAAAATGAAAATTCGAGCTGAAATTTTATGGTAGGGGGGATAAAAAATTTTCAGCATAATTTTTATCTGCCTTCATTCCGCTGCGCTATGTCCATAAGCAGTCCCGCAAGCAAAGAAAATGCTTCCCCAGAGTATTTGATTGTACCGGTCGAATCCGACATATATTCTAATATGGCAGCTACTCCTTTTATGGTTTCCAGATCCTTTTCGTTCATATCAATTATTCTCCTATGTAGTATTTTCCCCCATCATTATAGTGGATATGCAGCCAATAGCAATCCGGCGTTAGCAGCAGATCAATTATCAAGATCTTAAATTTGCGCAAAAAAATAAACCGATTTGTGGTCGATTTATCTTTTGTAGCACTTGCCCAGGAATCTCCTTCCTTTGTAATTTAATTGTGTCCCCTAAAGTGTCCCCTCAAGGAAATAAGACTGCAAAAAGCCTTATTTTATGGGTATTTAGAGTTTGTTACTAGGGTTCAAGTCCCATCTTCCGCATTTTTTATTTGGCAAAAAGCCCTGAGTTGTAAAAACCCAGGGCTTTTTTGATGCCTAAAATATGTTTCGTATTTCATCGCAAAGACCATACGCAACCGATTCCTCGGCGTTCATGAAGTTGTCAAAGCGCGTCGCCTCGTCAATCTCTTCTTTTGTCCTGTTCGTATGCTTTGCAAGGAGTTCATTCAGAATTTCCTTTGTTTCCAGCATATTCTTAGCGGTTTCCTCTATGCTGCTTGCGGAGCCGCCGATCTTGTTTGCAAGGAGCGGCTCATGAATCATTGTCCTTGCATGTGGCGTAATAAACCGATGCCCCGGTTTTCCCGACGCAAGGATGAGTGCAGCCATGGAAGCTGCCATTCCGTAACAATGCAGATTTACTTCACCCTCGTATGCCTGCAATGCGTCATAGATGGAAAGCCCCGCCGTAACGGAACCGCCCGGGGAGTTGATATAGATAGTCACGGGCTTTTGCTCCCCATGGAGATACAAAAGCTCTGAAATGAAATCGTCGGCAGCCTCTTCCGTAATGCTGCCCGCAAGGAACAGTTTTCCCTCGCTGAAATGCTTCGTCTGTAAGAGAATTTCCCTTGTTCCGTAAAGCCCTTCCTCAATCGTTGCCGGTGTCCATGTCATACTCTCTTTGCTCCTTTCCGCGCAACTGCGCATCCATATCAAAAGCGTCCGTGCAGTCAGGGAAACTTTCCCGCTGCACCGGTACTTCCTTTTTGAAATGTTCCATATAGACCTCGTCCTCAAACGTGCGGTACCGGTGTGCAACCACGGGTTTTTGTCCGCGCCGCATAACAATTACCATCTCTGCCGGAAGCGACAGCACGTAATTTACGGGGCGGTTGATTTTTTCCGCGACCGTCCTTGCCGTGGAAACGTCATTGCCGCCCATGTACACATAGGTATCACAGTTATCCAGAATGGTCATTGCCGCATACTCGCCGTAGAGCGTTCGCAACTGTGATTCGCTCTGGATCAGCAGAAACACGTCTATACCGCTACTGCGTATCACGCTCATGTAGGAATCCATGTTTTTGATGATACAGCCGCAACTGAAATCGTCACACAGCATATGCACGGGCACGGGAAGCCGTCCTTCGGGCTGGCGTTCCGCAAACTCAAACAGCGACCGGAACATCTGGGAATACATGAGGTTGATAAACCGATGCGCGGCATGGTTCATCGCGGAAGAAAGGATAAATACAACGGTCTTTTTTCTGCCGATGGATTCCATGTCCAGATTTCGTTTCCTGCTCATTGCGTTTACAACGTCTTCCGTAAAAACGCTGCTGTATGCATTGTTTACGATGGACAAGATACAGCTTGCCGTTTTGGGGGCAATGCCGCTCAGCACGGAAAACATCTGCCTGATGTTGGTGTCCGGATACAGTTCCTGCGCCTGACGGATAAACGGGTCGAGGGTGGTGTAGGCAAGCTCCCCGCCGTATAACTTTAATACCCGGTGCAGCTTAATCACATCCGTAAACTTTGCCTTTTTCCCTTCGTATTCCGCGTTTTTCTTAATCAGCAGGATTTCCGCTGCGACCACGTTTGCGGCTGCTTCATACCAGTAAGGTTCCAGATTTCTTCCGACCGGTGTCTCTACGAGGCTTACGGCAAAATTCATGATGTCTTCCATCGTTTCCAGCGACCCCATCGGGTCGTAGCTTGCCGTAGAATTTTTTTCATCAACAAAATCCAGAATCTCTACTTTATAGCCGCGCTGCTTCATCAGTTCCGAAAAGCGGTTCATGACATCGCGCTTGGAAAGTGGGACAATCACCGACGCATGGTATGTGTGCAGCAACTTCGGATAGATGATACTTACCGATTTTCCAGCGCCCGTGGTGCCCGCAACGATCACGTTCTGGTTTAAGTTTTTGTTCTCGCCGTCCGCGACAACGAGCCCTTCTGCAAAACATGTCAAATCCTTCATTCACCTTCTCCTTCCCGCAAATGCGAAACGTATTCTGTAAGCTCTTCCCATTCCTCTGGGTATCGGTCAAAAAAACTTTCGATACGATACAGTATCTGCCGGATAAATGCCGGGGTGGAGCAGAAATCCATCTTCCTGCTGATGTCCTCAGCGGCCCCGCCTCGGATACCCCAAGCCCTAAGTATTCCCAAAGAATCGTACTTTCCAGAGGGGCAAGCGAAAGCAGGAGATTTTTTAACTTTTTGCTTACTTTAAAACTGCCGTAGAGCTGCTTTTTGTGATACTTTTTATTCCGAATACAGACTGCCGTAGCAACCATATGAAACATGAAAAAACTTCCCTCGCCCCGGTCTGCCCAGACTGCCTCTTCGGTTCCGTCGTCGTTTTCTTTGTATATTTCCGGTGTATTATATCCATCCAGAACAAACCGCAGTTCGTAAGCAAGCGTCCAGAAGTTTTCATCAATCCCGCCCGTGTTTTCAATGACTTCACAGACTTCGTCGGGATACAGGTCGTATAGAAGGCTCTGTGCCTTTGCCCCGATAAAGCCGCCCAGCTTTACCAGCGTCTCATATCCGAAGTACCGTTGTATCTTTTTTTCATCATCCATAATCTTT